CTGCCCAACTACATTTGACTCGTTGCCGTAAGTTAAGACCGCGTAGTAAGTATCGGTTGGGTTGTTCGCGTTAGGCTCTAACCGATACGCGCTGCTTGTGAATAGGGAGTTCGGATTTGAGATTCCCGTCGTGCTGCGGAGCATGAACCCGGAAAAAGACGAGGTGATATACCCGCTCGGATTCGTCGCGTTGTACGGCGTAAACCCGAGCGCAGTGGTGACGTTGCTCGAAGTGATCTCGCCGCGGATCGTCGCGGAGCTTTTGTTCTCGACGTTGCCGAGGCCGACGTCGCTCGAGGTGAGCGTGACGGCGCCGGTGCGACCGGCGACGGAGGTGACCGCGTCGGTGAAGGACATCACGCCCGTCGAGCTGTTGTAGCTCAACGAACCCGAGGCGGAGATAGAGGCGCGAGCTCGAGCCTGGGTGAAGTAGAGATTCGTCGATCCTTCGGCGAGCGAGTCGGTCGAACCCGGCGAGGCGCTGATCTCGATATAGCTCGAGCCCGCCCATCGGTAGGTTTTATTCGTGTCGACCGTGACGTAGATCTTGCCCGTCTCGCCCGTACCAGGGAGCGACGCAAAGTTCGCGACCTCGACAACATCGTCCACATAGGACGGAAGCTGCGCGGACGGAACCTTCCCGGCGGCATCGAGCGAGGCGTAGCCATTGGCGATGCCCTTGTTCGATGCGACCTCCTTCTGCCCGAGCTCCGTATTGAGCCCGGTGAAGTTGTCGTCGACTTCCTGGTGAGTAAGAGCGGAGCCCTTACCGGCGCGAGTCGTGATCGTTGCCACGTTCGATTATTCCTCGGAGATCGTCAGGGTGCTCGAGGCGAATTCCGGGATGATCAAGTTCGACACAGCGAGCGACGCGGTAAGCTCGCCCTTGTAGAGGATCTTCCCTGCGCCGCTCGAGGCGGTGCCGACCGCGAAATGGGAGATCGTGTTCGAGCCCCCGGTGCATTGCGGGAAGGTGATCGCGGAGGCGTTCGTGACGGAGTTGTTCGTCACGGTCCATCCGCTAGAGGTGCGCGCGACGGCGACGCGAGCGTAGCCGGTGTAGCTCGCCTCGCTCGTCGTCTGATCGCCTGCTTCGCCAGGATCGGCGGTGTGCAGCGAGACGTAGAGGTTCGTGTTCGGCGAGCTCGCCGCGTTGTCTGCCAGGTTAGCGATCGCCGTACCCTGGAAGAACAGTTTCATCAGGTCATTTTCGAATGTGTTGCCCTTTGACATTTTTCAGTCTCCTAGACTGTCCAGTTGACATCCCGCGGCCTCGGGACACCGTGAAAACAAACGACGCGCTCTTCGCCAGGCCATCGAGCGCCAAACTTTCGCGAGACGATCTGTCTCGGGAATAACTCCTGGAGGCGGTCCGGCTCGAGGCCGACCGTCTCCGAGATCCAGGCCTGGTCGCCCCATCGGGTCGGCTCCAGGTAATCCGCAGCGCGCTCCTCGCTGAACTCGAGCGCGATGTGTGAGAAGTCTCCGCACCAGGCCATCACGCCCGACGCGCAGCTCGACGGCCGACCGAAGTCGGAGAGCATCGAGAACTTGTGCGGGTAGTCCGCGATGTCGTCGATCGAGCCGACGATCACCGTGTCGAGGTCGAAGTACAGCGTCGGCCCGGTGAACCACTCGAAAAGCTCGAGCTTGGACCACCATCCCGACCAGGACCGCAGAATCGGAACCCGCTCGCAGGGAACCTCGACGTCCGCGAGACACACGAATCGGTGCGGAAGCGAGAGATGCTTTGCCACACCATCGCGCAGGCGCTCGACGTAGTCGACACCGTAGTCGCCGCCGCTCTTGAGCACACAGGCGACCGTCAGAGCACCGCGCGCAGCTCGACTCTCGGATAACACTCGAGCGCCGTGTCGCGCGTCGCGTTCAAGATCTCGAGGTTCGGATGTCGTTGCGAGGCCTCGTTGAAGGCCGACGCGAAGAGCTGATAAGGCGACGCTTTGTTCAGCGCGCCCGGATGATCCCCGAACCAATGTCTCTTCGCTCCCATCTTCATATCGAAACCGAGGAGAACGATCGGCGAACAGTTCGCCAGGACGGCAAGGTTCACCGCCTGGAATCCCGAGTTGTCGCCGCGATGTATTCGGCCAGGCTCGAGCGAGAAGCCCTGCCGGTCGACGCTGTCGATGTAGTGCAGTCGCCACCGCCTTGCGGCTCCGGCGTCCTGCGTTACTCGTAAACCTTTGAAGCTCGGCGCGCCCTGGTGGAGATCCCACCATTCCGGGTCCGCGGCATAGAGCACATCGGCCCAGGGTGCGAGCTTGTAGTTGTCGTTGACGACGATCACCGCCGCGCGTTCGCGACAGTAGTCGACGTCCTCTGCGGTAAGACTAGGCCCGCTCGCGACGACGACGCATGGGCGCCGATACAGTCTCGCGAAAGGGTTCCGGCGCACCGCCTAGCGCCTGGTTTTCTTTGGGACCGGGAGCTCCGTCTCGAGCTGCCCATCCGTTGATCACCGCCACCTCGGCGAGCTCGCCCTCGAGCTCGTCGCCGACGTTGAAGGATCGAACCTGGTGTTCCCCGTCAGGGACACCGCGGAAGGGAATCTTGCAAATTGCTTTCATTCAAAGAAACGGAGCGGGAGGTTGCCCTCCCGCCCCGCTCTCCTGGTCTTTAGTCAGATCAGGTCGTGGCGCACTTGATGACCTTGACCGCCTGGTTGTCGGCGAGCTTGCCACCGACGCGCTTGCGGAAGATCCACTTTACCTGGCCCGGAGTTGTAACTTCGTCGAGCGTCACACGAAGGCCGACGAGGTCGACGATCGTGTAGGCCGCGCGGAAGTCACCGAAGGCGATCGGGAAGGCGTTCGCACCGATGTCCGCCATGTCCTCGTTCTCGACCACAGCGTAGCCGAGGAGGCTTGACGGCATTCCGGCGGCGATGCCCGGCTGCCACAGGTAGTTCGCGTCCGAGTCCTTGAACTTGCGAACGACGGCGAGCGTCGCCTTGTTCATCATCCATCGAGCGTTCGCGCGGTAGCCCGCCTTCAGCTTATGGACGAGGTCGACGAGCTTGTCGGCCGGGTAGGCCACAGGCGACGTCAGCGACAGAGCCGGGAAGCCCGCAGCAGCGCCGGTCGGGACGTACTGCACCGAGCCGAACGCCAGGGAGGCGTCGTCGCTCGAGCTCTTCGTCGCGGCCATGATGCCGGTCGGCTTGTTGCTGCCGTTGCCAGTCGTGAAGGCGACGCCCTCTGCCGCGGCGAAAGCCACCGAGACCGAGTTCGTCAACCAGGCGCCGACGTCGAAGAACATATCGTTCAGCGACTCTTCCGAGGCCTTCGGGTAGGCGTAGAGGGTGCCGAACGTCGGAGCCACTTCGCCGAGCTGCGGCGTGTTGCTCTCCGAGCGCGTACCGTTCTCACCCGCCCAGGCGGTGCCGGTGCCGAGCGTGTCGACCAGGATCTTGTAATCCGGGCTCGACGCGGTCACCACGTTCGCGACCTGGCGCATCGGCGAAATGTTGGTGAGCTGCGTGATGATGGCGCGCGAGAGCTCCTCGGGGACAGCGTAGCCGCCCGCCGCCGAGCCGCCGGTGCCGGTCGTGTAGACGGCCTTGCGCTCGGCATCCTGGAGAGCCGCGATCGCCTTCTGGTCGCGCGGGCTGCGGATGTAGTTCACGAAGGCCGACTTGTGTTCGTCGTTCTTCGGAGCGTCGCCTGCGCCCGCGATCGTGATGCGGCCGAGCTTGACGTTCACTTCCTCGAGCGACTTCTGCACCTTGGCGAACTCTGCGTCAGCCTTGGCCTCGAACTCCTTGCGCTCGCTGTCCGAACGCTTCTCGAACACCTCGCGAGCCGAACGCTCGTCGGTGACTACTTTCGCGAGCGCATCGACGGCGCTCTTCACTTCGATAGACATTTTGGTTTACCTCAAAGAATGATGACTAGATGGTTCCGCTCACTTTGCGGTGAGCTCCTCGACCGTTCGCTTGATGTGATCGGCGAGGTCGTTCTCTGCTGTGTCCTCGATCTCTGCGTCACACAGAGCCGAGTCACCGAAGCCATGCGCGGTTATCTGCTTGGCTTCTTTGCGAGAGAATCCGGCGTCACGCAGGAACCTCTCGAAATCTTTGGGCGAGCTAATGTCGCTCGCTTTGACGCCCGTTATCCGGGCCTCGGAATTAGCCGGGAATGTCACCGGCGACACTTCCCATAGCTGAACGTCGGTAAGGATTCGCGAGTCTTGCTCGCGGTCGACCTGGTATGAGCGCGTCGTGTATCCGATCGAGAGCCCGGTCAGAGCGCCGAGCTTGATCAGCTCGCGCGCCTCGTTGCCGCGCTGCGTGTCGGCGAGCTTGCCCTTCACAAAGAGACCGCGATCGTCTTCGCGCATTTCGGTCCAGACACCGATCGGCTCTTCGGGGTTGTGCTGCCAGAGCATCGCGGGCATTCGGCCGGAGGCCTTCGCCTCCTCGAGCGACTTCGCGAACGCGCCAGGCGCGACGATGTCGCTGTAGCTGTCGAGGTTTCCGAAGACCGAGCCGTAGCCCTCGATCACCCCGGAGTCGTCGACCGCCTTAATTTCGGCGACGACCTTCAATCGTTTCGTTTCCATTTCTTTGATCCTCATGCCGCGCCGGTCGGCGCGACGTCTGAATTCGGCGGCATTCCTGCCGCGGTCATGTTGAGCGGTTGCAGATACACCTCGCCCTCGTCGATCGGGTTCATGTCCTCGAGACGACGGACGTCGTTCACCGAGAGCCATCCCCAGTTCCGGCCGATCGCGTAGGCGTCGTAGCGCGACTTCAGATCGCCGCGCAGAAGCGCCTCGGGTGAGAGCTTCGAGAAGTAGGTATTCGGCGCCGTGATCAGATCGCGCGAGATCGACTGCTCCCATCGCGTCATCCAGGGACCGATGCAATGTCCGAGGAAGTCGAGCGATTGGTGCTCAATGTTTGAGAACGTCGCGCGCGAGAGATCGCCGATCAGGTGAGGCGGAACGCGGAACAGGCCCGCGATCTCGGATCGTTGGAATTCGCGCGTCTGCAAAAACTGCGAGTCGTCGTTCGAGAGCGAGAGCCGCTCGATCGACATCCCCTCCTCGAGGAGAGCCGTCCGGCGAGCGTTACCGCTTCCGGCGTAGGCAGAGTTCCAGGTGTCCTTCAGTCGTCCGGCCGCTTCGGCGGAGAGCTTCTGCGGATGCTTCAAGACGACGCCAGGCGTCGCGTCGTTGCGGTAAAACCGGCCCGCGTACTCCTGCGTCGCGTAAGCGACACCGATCGAGTCGCGTCCGGATTCGATCACACCGACCGGCTGCACACCGTCGCGCGTTCGATAGCGGAGCGTGAACACCTCGTCGGCGCGCAGGGTGATCCGGTCGCCCTGCTCACGTTGAAGCTCGTAGACGAGCTGCATATCCGGGAGCTGCTTGATAGTGATGCGATCCGGGTGAATCGGAATCAGCTCGTCTACGATGTTCGAGGCGCGCGAGCGCCAGTTGATGTACGCGAACCCGGCCCCGCGTAGGAGCGCGTGTTCGGTCAACATTTCGCGGAACTCCTGCGAGGTCTGCCAGGAGTTCGGTCGGTCGTGCAGGAGAATCTGTAGCGGATGCTCGGCGGCGCGCTCGCGACCGCCATCGGTGCGGCGCCGGTACATATTCAACGGCATCGAGCCGATCGTCTCGGCGATCACGCGGACGCAAGCGTAGACCGCAGCGACGCGCATCGCGGTCTGTTCGTTTACATGGACACCCGAGGCGGAATTCGTGCCCTCGAGGCGCATGATCAAACGGTCGAGCGCGGTCTGTCCTGCGCTCTTCCGTCGCATGATTCGATCTATCCAGGACACAGGAAACCTCGTTAGATGGTCAGGATGCCGCGCTCTTCGTAGACACTTGGCCCGTCGAGCTTCGGTGCGGCCTTCGCGTAGGCGCCGATCGCCATCGCGAGCGCGACCATGCCGTCGATACGGCCGGTCGCCTTTGCTTTGTCCAGTTTGCGATTACCGGCGGCGTCTCGAGTTGCGACTGCGTTCGCAGCGCACCAGGTCAGGACGGGGTGTCCGCCGTGACAGATACGCTCGGCCATCAGTTCGCCCTCGAGCGCGTCAAGCGCCGGAGCCATGTCGCGGTAGCCTTGGCCGAACTCCACCAGGGGGAGCTCGCGACCGAGCCGCGACAGCTCGGTCTTGAAGACATCCATCCGCCACCGATCGAAGGCGATCGCGGCGACGTCGTAGTCGTCGCAGAGCTGACAGAGCTGTTCGGCGACGACTGCGTAGTCGACGGACGCGCCCGGCGTCGCGACCAGGTATCCGCGATCTCGCCATACGTCATACGGTGCCCGGTCCCTCGAGGCCCGGTCGGTCAGTCCCAGGCTCGGCGCGAAGAAGGTCGGCTTTGTGTGCCAGTAGCCGCGGCCGTCCCTGGTGACAGCGACGAGCGCGGTCAGGTCGTTACGCGCCGAAAGGTCGAGCCCGATATAGACCGAGTTCTCGTAGAACGCGGCCTCGTCCGGATCGGCGCCGTTGCGTAACCAGATCGCTCGAGGGACGAACGGCGAGGTCTGATCGACGCGCTGATTCAAGACCAGGTTCCGATAGGAGCTCTCACGCGACGGCATTCGCTTCGCCGCTGCGGCCTGCTCTCGGACCTCCGTCGGGTTCAAAAAATCACCGAAGGCGGGATTCGCCGCCCTCATCGCTTCGTCGGAGAACGGGTCCATCGACTCGTCCGCCGAAAACATGAAGAGCTTCGTCTTCGGATCAGCGCCGCTCTTCGCGTCGTCGATCAGGACCGACAGGAGATCCGCGTCGGTCGGTGCCTGCGTCGAGATCACTATCGAGAGCGGCTCCGCCTGGGCGCCGCTCGCGGTCTCGAGCGCTTCGTATAACTCGCTCCGCGGCCCTTTCACCTGTCCGAGCTCGTCGTGTACGGTAAACACCGGCGAGAGGCCGTAGGCCGTCGAGGCTTCGGCAGAGAGCGCTCTGTAGAGCGTCCCGAGCTCCTGGCAATAGAGCTGCTTCGCTGTGTCTCTTACCGCGACGACCGCGTTCAGATCCGGCGACATCCGGACGATCTTCGCGGCAAGCGCGAACAGAATCGCCGCCTGGTCGCGCGACTGCGCCGCCGAGAAGAGCTGCGAGTTCGCTCGAGCTTCCGGTCCGCAGAGGTGCAGAAGTAGCAGGAACGCGGAGATCGAGGTCTTGCCGTTCTTGCGGCCGAAGCTGACGATCGCTCGTCGCGTCGGCGAGTCGTAGATCCCGCGGATGATGTCTCGCTGCCATTCGCGCAGCTTGACCGGCTGACCGACCAGAGCGCCTTCTGGCACCCGACAGGTCGCCTCGATCCAGGCGACGTTCCGATCGCCTCGACCTAGGTTCCGAACTCCCACGGTTTCTTCGGAGCCGCGCGATCGCTTGCGGTTGCCGCGGCTCGAGCGCCGTAGCGACTCTGCTGCGTCAGGCGCATTTTCGTCGCCAGGCTCGCCAGTTGTCCGCCGATCTTCGTCTGTAGGTTGATCAGGCGGTCGTAATCGTCGAGGCATTCCGGGCTTACCTCGCGCAGCTTGCGCGATACGCGCCGGGATTCCGCGGCCATCGTGCAGTAGTGCTCGAGGAGCGGAAGGTTGTCGGGACCGAACCAGTCCGCAGGCTTCGAGGCGACGATCTCGCGCCAGATCGCGCTCTCGTCGTCCGTAAGGCGATCAGGAGGTGCGACCCTCTCATGGGGTGCGACCCGTACCACCGAGAGCCCCTCGGAGCTCTTCCGGCCTCGCTGTAGCATTTCAGGAATCCTTGCCGATTAGCACAGAACAGG